GGTGGCATGGCTATCATGAAGAAGCGTGGCGGCGGAATGATGAAGAAAAAATAATGGCTACATCGGGCACAACAGATTTTAACTTAAACATAGACGAAGTTATCGAGGAGTCTTTTGAGAGAATCGGAAGACAAGTGAGAACTGGATATGATTTAAAATCAGCTAGAAGAAGTTTAAACCTGTTGTTGTCTGAATGGGGAAACAGAGGAGTTCATCTTTGGAAAGTTGTCAATCACACTCAAAATGTAACTGCAGGGACTACAACTTACACTGCACCATCGGATACAAGCGATGTCTTAGAAGCAGTTTTTAGAAATGGCTCTACTGATACTACCATGACAAAAATTTCAAGGTCAGAGTATCAGGCTATACCAAATAAATCATCGCAAGGGACTCCCTCTCAATATTATGTAAGAAGAAATTTATCTAATGTTCAAATTAATTTATATTTAACTCCTAATGTAACTGACACTCAAATTAATTATTTTTATGTTGCAAGAATAGAAGATGCAGGAGCGTATACGAAAACACCTGATGCTCCTTATAGATTTTTACCTTGTATGGTTTCTGGTTTATCTTTCTACTTAGCACAGAAAATGAACCCCGGTAGAGTTCAAGAAATGAAATTATATTATGAGGATGAATTACAAAGAGCTTTAACTGAAGATGGGCAAAGAACATCAGTTCACTTAGTGCCACAAAATTTTTTTAGAGGTAGTTAAAAATGGCATTTGCAGTTGGAAAAAAATCGCAAGCAATTTGTGATCGTTGTGGTTATCAATATCCTTACTTAACTTTACAAAAAGAATGGAACGGGTTGTTAGTTTGTGAAGAATGTTACGAACCAAAACATCCACAACTTGATCCACCGTATTCTAGACCAGACCCAGAAGCTTTACAAAATCCTAGACCAGATAGAATTGAACCTCTAGTGGTCTCAGTTGGTTTTCCAAATCCAACATCGTTTACAAGCGTGGGTATGCAACCCTCTCCGATTAGAGATGACTTGATAATGGTATCTACTGTTGGTACAGTAAGCGTGGTAATATCATGAATTATTCTGAACTTTTAGACAACGTAAGAAATTACACTGAAGTAACATCAGATGTTTTGACAAATACAGTCATCAATATTTTTATTACAAACACAGAAAACAAAGTTTCACGAGAAGTAGATAGTGATGATCAAAGAAGATATGCAACTACAGCTTTTGAAGCCAACAACGCTTTTCTAGATGTCAGTGGTCCTGAGGGTGGATACAAATTTGCAAGAGGGCTACAATTAGTTGAAACTGATGGTACAAGAACTTGGCTTGAACAAAGAGATACAACATTTATAGATGAATATATTCCAGAGAGATCTACCACAGATACAAATTTTACAGGTAAACCAAAATATTGGGCAAACTGGGATGCAACACAATTAGTTGTAGCACCCACACCGAATGTAGCCTATACAGTGGAGATGTGGTATAACGAAACTCCACAGAGAATTGGCAACGGTTCTGGATCTACAACTACCACAACATTTTTATCCAATAACGCTTCAGAGGTGTTATTGTATGGAACAGTGTCTGAAGCATTTTCATACTTGAAAAATGATAAAGATATGCAATTATACACACAGAAGTTCCAAGAAGCTCTCAAGCTATTTGCACAAGAGCAGATGGGACGTAAACGTAGGGATGAGTACAGTGATGGAGTATTACGACTCCCCCTAAGATCAGTAGACCCAGGAGGTAGTTAAAAATGGCAATAAATCAAGCAGTCTGTGCTTCCTTTAAACAGGAGTTATTGGCAGGGGATCACGATATTGATAACGATACAATCAATCTTGCTCTGTACACAAGCTCAGCAACTTTAAACGGAAACACAACAGCCTATGCTACAACAAACGAAGTTGGTGCATCAGGCACATACGCAGCAGGTGGGGCAACTTTGACAAGTCCAACCATTGGCTTAACTAAATCTAGTGCAACAGCTTCAACAGCTTTCGTGGATTTTGCAAATGTAAGTTTTACATCAGCAACTATTTCTGCTCAAGCAGCTTTGATCTATAATAGATCCTCAGCTAACACTAATGCAGCTATCGCAGTTTTAGATTTTGGTGCAGTAAAAACATCAACAAACGGTACATTTACAATCGCATTTCCAACCAATGATGCATCAAGTGCTATATTAAGATTATCTTAATATAGGAGGTCATTACCATGGCAGATGCTTGGAATGAGGGCACGTGGGGGCAAGGCTTTTGGGGACAACAAAGTTCCGTAACAGTTACCCTTACGGGTGTCTCCTCTACATTTGCTTTAGGTACCGAGTCAGTTGTTGCTGATAGTTTAGTCACATTAGACTCATTACAATTAACTTCAGCTGCAGGAACAGCCGTAGCTGAACAAGAATCCGTATTCACCTTTACTGGTGTTTCATCTCAATTTAATTTAGGTACGCCAAGCGTAGAGGAAGGTGCAGGTGTTACTCTTGCAAGTTTATCAGTATCCTTTGCAGTTGGTGATGAAACAGGATCAGGAACTGTTGATGCAGGTTGGGGTAGAAATACATGGGGTTCATTTGCTTGGAATGAAAACATAACACAAACAGTCAGTCTTACTGGCGTTAGCATGGCTACGTCATTAGGGACAACAACACAAGAAGTAGGAACTGGAGTTATTGTTTCTGTGACTGGCGTTAGCATGACTAGTGCCTTAGGCAGCACAACACAAACAGGCACTGCATTACAAACTTTAGACAGTCTAACTATAGGAGCAGCACTATCAGGCGCATCAGGTATTACAGGTGAGGGTAATATAGGAGTTATAGCTCCGTCAGACCAACTTGATTTTAACATCGGTGCAGTCACTATTGACATCTTCACACAAGTAGACGCTCCTTCTGTTGCAATGACATCAGCCTTAGGGACTGCTGTTGCAGAAGCTGATGCATTAGTAACACTAGGTAGTCTATCTAGCAGTTTTTCATTAGGCACAGAGACAGTAGAAGTAGGCACAGGAGTAATAGTTTCTGTATCTACTGTAGCTTTAACATTTGCTGAAGGCACTGCTATACCAGAAGCGGGAGCAACAGTGAATGTAACAGGGGTAGATTTGAGTATTATTTTAGGTAATACTTTTGAAACTCCTTGGGCAAATGTGGTAACTGGTGCAAATAATACATGGACAGAGGTTGATGCAGCTTAAAACACATTTTGTAGATAGTGATATTGTAAAAGAATTATTAGATACCTTAAATTTTTTTGAAGATATGATGCCTGAGATAAATACAGCTGTAAGCCCTAATGTTTGTTCTGAAAATGCTTATCATACTGGCAATATATTGACTCATAATAATTGCACACATTTTAAAAATAAACTTAAAAAATACATAAAACATCAAGGAAAAAACTTAGATTTGTTTCATATCCATTTAATACACTTTTATGATTTAGGATACGAAAGAGCTCACGATCATAAAAAAACAGAGGATTATTCTTTTGTGCTATACTTACAGGATTCAGAGGATGGACATACGTGCTTTGAAATTGACAATAAAGTTGTTAAGGTAAAACCAGAAAAGGGTAAATTAGTGTTCTTTCCTAGTGATATATGGCATTGGGGAGAACAGAGTTCGGGTAAAAAAAAGATTGCTGTAGGGGCACTAAAATGTGTTGATTGACACAATAAAAAATATATATTTTATGGAGGTAAAAAATGAGTAGTACATATTCAAGCAGATATTTATTAGAATTAATGGAAACAGGTGCTAATGCTAACACCTGGGGTACAAATACAAATAATAACTTAAATGTTATTGATGCATTTTCTACAGGATATGTATCAAAATCAGTTGCAGGATCTGCAAATATTACCCTTACTACCACTAATGGTAGCTCTACAACTGAATCAGCTAATAAAAACATAGAATTAACAGGGACTTTAACAGGAGATATTGTTGTATTTATTCCTGCAACAGAAAGCACATACAATTTTTTTAATAATACAGCAGGATCACAAACTCTTACTATTGCGGCCACAGGGCATACTGCTAATGGCGTTGCTATTACACAGGGTGCAAAAACAAGTGTGTATTGTGATGGATCTTCAGATTTTAATATTGTTAAATTTGCATCTACAGATGCAGCTGTATTAGATAAAGGAACTTTGCCAGACGGTAGATTTCCTGCAACTTTACCTGCAGCCTCTGGAGTAAATTTAACTGCACTCAATGCATCTAACCTTGGATCGGGAACAGTACCTAACGCTAGACTAGACGCACAACTTCAAGATATTGCAGGATTAGCAACAACCGATAGCGCTATAATTGTTGGAGATGGTGCTAATTTTGTTTTGGAATCAGGTGCAACCATGAGAACTTCTTTAGGATTAGGCACAGCATCAGACGTACAATTTAATGACATGCAAGTAGACTCACTTGGTGTAGCAACTGCAGCATCAGGCACAAGCGGTGAGATTAGAGCAACAAACGATATCACTGCTTTTTATTCATCAGACGTTTCTTTGAAAGAAAATATACATAACATCTCTTCACCAATGGATAAGGTACAAAATTTAAATGGTGTATTGTTTGATTGGAAACAAGATTTTATAGACGCTAAAGGCGGAGAAGATGGGTATTTTGTGCGCAAAAGAGATGTAGGTGTTGTAGCTCAAGATGTAGAAAAAGTTTTACCAGAGGTCGTAGGCACAAGACCAGATGGTGTCAAAGCCGTAAAATACGATAGATTATGTGCTCTTCTTATAGAATGTGTAAAGGACTTACAAACTCAAGTAAATGACCTCAAGAAGGGAGAATAACGAATGACTACACCTTCAGGTCAAATAAGTTTAGATCAAGTCAATGCAGAATTAGATATATCTGCAGGAACTCAAATAAACATGGGAGCAACAGCGGTTCGTGCTTTAGCAGAAGTGCCTTCTGGTGCAATTGCCATGTCTAATCTACAAGGTAAATCAAACGCACAGTTTATAACTGCATCTGGTGGAACAGAATCCACATCAGGTGATTTTAAGATTCATGTATTTAATGGTAACGGAACATTCACAGTCAATGCAGTCGGAAACGAAGCAGGATCTGACACAGTTGATTTTTTAATTTTAGCTGGCGGTGGATCAGGTGGTAATGTTTTAGGCGCTGGCGGTGGTGCTGGAGGAAGAAGAATATCTTTTCCTAATCCTGGCACTGGTGGCCAACCTGTAAGCGCAACTGGATTTCCCGTAGTAGTAGGTGGCGGCGGTGCTTCTAGTAATGGATTTTTCTCCAATATGAGATCAAGCAATAATGGTAGTCCTTCGTCTGCTTTAGGCTTAACAGCGACCGCAGGTGGCGGTGGCGGTATTGTTCAAGGACCAGATAGTGACGGTAAAAACGGTGCTCCTGGTGGATCAGGCGGTGGCGCAGGTTCAGGTAATCCTGGTGGTGGAACATCTCAACAAGGTAACTCAGGTGGATCTTCACAAGGCGGTGGCGGTGGCGGAGCGGGTGCTTCAGGTACAGCCGGTCAACATCCAAGTAGTAATGGCGCACCGGG